GGGCAACCCTAATTTAGGCCCTGGTCCTGGCCGACCGGTTGGGTCTGTTTCATTAAAAACAAAGATACAAACTCAGTTTCTTGAGATGATGAGCCATCGCGTAACTCATGATGGCATAGAGAAATCGTTTCTCGAAGCATATAATGAAACGTTCATTAAAGACTCTCTAACTCCTGGCTCTGTTGCTTATAAGTTCCTTGCCGAACGCATGTACGGCATGGAGATTCTTAGCGATATTGAAGCGTCGGTTAATCGCTCCAGGCGTGAAGATATAGACTTCGCAACCTATCGAGTGTACAAGCGCGGGTTTGATATACAGCAAAAGATTCTATTGAGCCAGTCAAAGAACATCGGCTGTATGGCTGGCCGGCGCGGTGGTAAGTCAGAGGCTAACAAGCTTAAAGCTATATCAATGACTCAGGAAGGGCCAGGCAAGCGAGTGCTTATCATTGGCCTGACTATCATGAAGACTCAGCAAATCTACTGGGAAGACATGGTTAAGATATTTGCAGAGCTTGGTCTTAACGTGAAAGCTGATGCCACCAATTCGTTATTCACTTTGGATAATGGATCAATAATCCAATTTGGGGGCAATAGCAACCGGGTGGAGCGGGAGAAGTATCGGGGACTTCATTGGGACTTGATCATAGTGGACGAGGCGCAGAGTCAGCCGGAACTTGGAATGTTTGTAGCCGAAATCCTAGAACCAATGCTGCTTGATACCAATGGTACACTGATGCTGACAGGATCAGGGCCAAGGACTCGCGGGACATATTGGGAGCAATACTACAACAATCCGCCACCGTCCGCCCTGCGGCTTAATTGGAACCTTTCACACAATCCGCATATACATGACTACCAAAACGCTTTGGCTGATATCAGAGAAAAGAAAGGGCTTGCCGAGACTGACGCTCTTTACATGCGCGAGTATCTTGGTTTAATTGTCTATGACGATGATGCCCTGGTTTATCGGATGAAAGACCATAATTACTTTACCGATGAATCTATGGTGGCATGGATGGCTGAACAGTCGCCTGAAGACATACGGTTTGTTGGCGGCCTTGACTTTGGCTTTGTTGACTCTGACGCTTTTGCGATAATCATGTACAGCGAAAAGGCAAACGAAAAGTTTGTTGTATATGAATACAAGGCGCATGGGACCGATGTGTCTACGTTGTGCGATGCGATCAAGGCAGGGAAGGACTATATCAAGACTTCACCACTGTTCAATGGTTCATACCATCGTGACTTTGATATCTTTGCTGATACTTCTGATCAGAAAATCAGCCTGGAACTTTCCCACAGATACGGGATACCGGTGTACAATGCTGTCAAGTATGACAAGCCGTTGGCTGTGCAAATGTTGCAGGAAGAAGTCAGGCGCGGTTCGTTCAAGATCAGGGCCGGATCGGTGTTTGATCAAGAGGCGCTGCGTATAATCTTCAAGCGGATTGAACAGGAAGGGCAGCCGTCAATTATCAGTCGGGAGATTGACGACGAAGTGTATCATCCCGATATGATGGACGCGATCCTGTATAGCCTGCGCAATTATTGGCTGATGCATAGCCAGGACAGTTTTGTAGCTAAACCGGTGGCGCCTGTGGCTGCGCCGGAACAAGATCAGTTCATTGAAGAGTATAACAAGCGAAACCGTCAGCAATTGTTTTAGGGGGTAATATGGAAGGATTTTGGATTAAGCTAAACCAGACCGGGAAAAAGATACTGGTTTCGCAAGACAACCAGAAGTGGGATAAGGCCAGCTATTCAATGCTGGTCGATATCATCATTTATTTGGCGAACAAGAAGGAAATGGATAATGTCAATATTTCGCAGAACTGAGGAAGACCGGATTAGGAAAGAGATATATGCCAAGGCTATGAAGATGGCTGAAGAGTCATACCATAAGGAAATCATGTTTCGCACTCTGCAGGCTTCTGACTTACATTATGCGATCATCCAGGACTTGATGAAGGCCGCTTCGTTCACCGGTTTGGTAACTATAACCTTGAAGGATGGAACCGCGATTAAGATCGAGTCGAAGGACGGACCCCGCGACCGGCTTAGTCAACTGGATGGTGCCACCTTCTGAGGTTAATACATGACTGAACAGGAAATCATTTCCGATATTCAATGGCTCTACGCTAAATTGAGCCAGCGCGACCAGAAGTACTTGAGAAACTATAACCGGTTTCTTTCAAACGGTATGCGGCGTGAAGGTATACGACAGGTGTATACCAATCCGTCAAGCTACTTCAATGCGCAGACTGATGAAGATACCGGGCTGATGCCGTCTATCAACGTCGGGCGCTCGATGGTGCTGACGCTTAAATCTAAGATCATTCAGACCAAAGGACGGGTATTCTTTAGCCCGGTCAATGGTCTTTGGAAAACCATTAAGGTGTGCCGCAATAGTCAAATCTATTTCGACCTGATGACTGAGCGCGACAACTTGCATAGCAAGGTTGCCCAGGCGGTGCAGGATGCATTCATTTTTGAATATGGCGTCATCCATGCGGATGATGAGACCAAGAAGACTTATCGGGTGCGGCCGTGGGAATTTTACGTTGACCCGGCAGAAGTGAACTACGGAAAGGTTAGCCGGTGCTTCACTGTACAGGAAAACTTCCCGCTTATTTCGATCAAAGAAAAACTCAAGAAAGATCAAACGGCTTATGAGACTTTAGAGAATGATCGAAACTACAAGTGTAAACTGTACAAATATTGGGATTTGATCGAAAAGAAAAAGTATATCTTTGTCGACTCTGAGCTAATCGAGACGGTAGACATTGAATACGACACCATGCCGTTTGCGCTTTTCTATTATCAAAATCCGATCAAGGGCCTGTATTCCAACTCGATCATGGACAATTGCTACCAGAATCAGCGCCAGATTGACGACATTCTTCGCCGTATCCATGATGCCTTGACACTCAGCCCTGCAAATACCATCTATGTCCCGAAGTCAGCCACTAATGGCAATGTGGCCAAAGTGCTGTCAAATCGAGTTGGCAATGTGGTGGAGTATGATGCGGCGCTTGGAAATGTCGTGGTGGCGACTCCGCCGGCTATTGATGGCCAATACATGCAAATGCTTCAGTTCTTCCAGCAAGCTAGCTTTGAGCAGGAAGGGATTAGCCAACTTTCCGCGCAGTCGAAGAAACCTTCTGGGATTAACTCTGGTGTTGCCCTTGATACCTTGCAGGATGTGGAGTCAGAGCGCTTCCAGGATCAGGTGGACAGCCTCATCCAGTTCTACAAAGACATTTTCAATATCATGATTGATGTGTTCCCTGATGGCGATGATATTCTGCCAGCGCGCTTGAACCGTGCGAACATCAAATGGAGTGAGATCAAGAAGCAACGGGAAGCGTTCTCCATGCAGTCGTCCCTTGCGTCTGTTCTTTCCAAAGACCCGAAAGTTAAGATGGAGCAGATTGAGAAACTGCAGCAGCAGGGCATTATCAACCCGTACATGGCTGCGAGTCTCTTGCAGCTGCCAGACCTGGAGGGGGCTTACTCTGCCGCTACTGCAAGTTATGACTGTTCCAGGAAGATCATAGAGCGGGCGCTTGATGAAGAGCGCTTTGACTTCTATAGCGTGGTTAATCTTAAGCAACTGCTTGATGAATCGGTGAATATCTTGCTGCAGCTCGATGCAGTAGATGAAGACCCGAGAATCCTTAAGCGCCTGGTTACTCTTATCGAGATCGTGAGCGGAAAGATCAATGAATCTACCATGGCTCAGAATCCGCCAGCACCTCCCGCTGAACCTGTAGCTCCGCCGCCTGTCGCTCCACCTGCCCCGCAAGATACCGCTTTCGCTGCTGGACAAGTCACGGCGCTTGCTGACATTGCCACCCGCGTGCAGGCTGGGCAGCTTACCCCTGAAAAGGGCCGGGCGCTTATCATGGCGTCTTATCCCACTATTGACCCTAATTTGGTCATACAGATGCTTGGGATTAACCCGGAAGACAATGCGGCTGATTCTATGGATCAACAAGTTAGCCAGCAGGCCGCCGGATTGAAGCTTGCCCAGTTCACTAATGAGCAGCAAAAAGCGCAGATTGCCGCGCAGCCTCGGCCTACCGAACAGATTCAGCCGCCGAAAGCGCCGGTACAACCGCCGGTTTAATAACTATGTTATTGGGCCTGAATTTTTGATGTAACTATATAGGAGAGTAGTTTATGGCATATGATTTGAGCAATCTTTCGCCTGATGAAAAGGATAGACTTTTGCAAGAGCTGATTTCGCGATATCAGAATGATGTTCCTGTGCCCGGTAATGCGCCTGATGCTAATCCGATGGCTGACCATCCTGATGCGCCGCAGGATCAAGCAATGTTGGAGCCATTTGCGCAAGTGCTTGATATTGTGATCAGCAAACTTGAGGAACTTGAGCAGCGCATCGAAGCCAACGAAAAGCTGGTTGTTGATGATTTATTCGGCGGAATCGACCGCATGTACAAATCCAACTTGCGTGCAAAGAGTGTAGATGGTTTGCGCGGTAAGTATGGCCCGGTGTTTGAACCGCACATGAGCGCGCTTGAGGAGCTTGCACCTGGCGAAGATATCTATGAAGCACTGCACGACATGCTTGATCGTTTGCGCGGTGAAGGTGGCGAAGGCTTTGGTGAAGAACAGGAGGCCGACGCAGTGCGCGGTGTTGCTGATGCTATTGGTGCGAAGATCGCTAAGATCAAAGGCCCCGCTGCTGCCTCTGTTGAAGTCACCACAGCCGAACCTGTTGCTGAAGAACCTACCCAGGAACCTAAAGATAAGTTCCTGGATAATGTTCGCAAGATGAAAGAGAATGCAAAGGCCAAGGGCCTTTAAATAAGGAGTAACACATGCCTGTAACCCTAGACAGTAACTTGGCCGGTATCTTTAAGATTTGGTATACGGACAAGTCGCCCGAAGACGTTTTCTTCCGCAATTCCCCCGTGGTGAAGAAAATCCCGAAGACCCGCATCGGCGGCAAGCAGTATAACGTCCCGTTGCTGCTTGGTAACGGTGGTTCCGCTTCCGGTTCGCTGGTTGCGTCTACTACTAACGCCACTGCTAACGGTTCCGCCCCTAACGTCGAGTTTGCCGTCACTAACGGCCAGATGTTCGCTACCTTCTTTGTGACCAACCAGGAAATTCTGGCGTCTCAGAATGTGCGCGGCGCCTATATGCCGGTGGTTGTTAACCGCATGGCCCAGGGTCTCGATTCGTTCCGCAAGCTTGCCGCTACCTCGCTGTATGGCACTGGTTTCGGTGAAGTTGGCCAAGTTGGCTCGACCCCCACCATCACCGCCACTCAGCAGACCGTTGACCTGTTGGATAAGTCGCTTGTGGTCAAGCTGTCCATCGGTTCGGTGTTCAGTATCACCAACGGCGCCACCCCGTCCAGCTCTCTGCGTACTGGTAAGTGTACCGTCAATAAGATCGACGGGACCAACGTTACCTTCACCTCTGACACTGCCATTGGCGCGGTTGCTGCCACTGACTGGATTTGCTTGGATGGTTGCCGCAACGGTTCCACCCCCCTGCTTCCTGTTGGCCTCGGCGGCTGGCTGCCCACTATTGCCAACCGCACTGGCGGTACCTGGACCGCCTACATTGGCACCGCGTTCTTTGGCGTTGACCGCTCCATAAACGTGCAGGGCGCTGCCGGCCAGTATATTGTTCGCAATACCGGCGCGTCGGAAAAGAACGTTGATGCTGTTGTGCGCGGTGTTGAAGCCGTCCGCACTGCCGGTGGTATGCCTGATATCCTGGTCATCAACACCACCGACTATAACACCATCATCGGCGAAATGAACGCCACCACGACCTTCTTCCAGTCCATCAACGCCGGTGGTAGCCCCAACAAGAATGAAGTGGCCAAGGGTATTTCGGCGATGAAGTACGCTTTCTCTACCACTTGGGTGGATCAGATTTGGGATGACCCCTTCTGCCCCAAGGGTACCGCGTACATTCTTCAGGCCGAT